CTGGGGCTCAGTAAGCCCAGCCGCAACCACCGGCTTTACAAACATGAGTCAGGTTCAGACCCGTGTATTTGCTGGCGGTGTTGATGTTACAGCCACAGACGCTTTATTACAAACTGAATATGCAAAATTAGCCAATGCTGAATTATTCGAAGTTAGTTTAATTCCAGTAGTAGGTGTTGCTGCTGACAATGCAACAGCTCGCTATGTTGTAGACAATGTAGCTGATGTTCGCCGTGATTGCGTAATTTTCACTAGCCCAACAACCAGCAACTTAATTACAGCTGCAGCCGTAGTTGCAGATAGAACAACAAACTTTAACAAAGACAGTACTTATGCAGTCATGGATTCAGGTTGGAAATATCAATACGACCGTTACAACGATGTTTATCGTTGGATTCCATTAGCTGGCGATACAGCTGGGTTGTGTGTAAGAACTGATACTGTTTCTGAACCATGGTATAGCCCAGGTGGATATAACCGCGGTCAGATTAAAAACATTGTTAAACTAAACTGGACACCAACCAAGACTGATCGCGATAATCTTTATAGATTCCAGATCAATCCAGTTGTTACACAACCAGGTTTAGGCACAGTGTTATTTGGCGACAAAACAATCACACAAAGACCTAGCGCATTTGATCGTATTAATGTACGACGCTTGTTCATAGTACTTGAGAAGGCTATAGCAACAGCTGCTAAATTCCAGTTATTTGAATTCAATGATGCGTTTACACGCAGTCAGTTCATTAGCTTGGTTGAGCCGTTCTTAAGAGATGTACAGGGCCGCAGAGGTATTACTGACTTTAGAGTAGTTTGTGATGAAACAAACAATACTGCTGAAGTCATTGACCGAAACGATTTCGTAGCTGACATTTATATCAAACCAGCTAAGAGCATTAATTATATTACACTAAACTTCATTGCAACCCGTAGTGGTATTGCATTTGAAGAGATTGGTGCTTAAGGAGATAAAAAATGGCAGAAAGATCAATATTTAACGTAGATCAGTTTAAGGCTGCATTGGTTGGTGGCGGAGCACGTGCCAACCAATTCTTCGTGGCCCTTAGCTTTCCAAGTTATGTAACCCTGGGTGGTGCAGCTACTGCACAGGCAGCGTTCTTGGTCAATGCAGCAGCATTGCCAGGCAGCATTGTACAACCTACAATTGTTCCATATCGTGGCAGAGAAGTTAAGTTTGCTGGCGAAAGAATATTCCAACCCTGGACCATGACTGTTATGAACGATGTTAGTTTTAACATTCGTAACAGTTTAGAGCGTTGGATGGCTGGCATGAACGATCTAGTAAACAACAATGGTAGAACTAATCCTCGTGACTACCAGGCAAACATCACAGTTACTCAGTTGGATCGTAACAACAATCCGCTAAAGATTTATACTTTAGCCAGTGCGTTCCCCATTGATGTCAGTGATATTGCTCTTAATTACGGTGACAATGATACAATTGAAACTTATACAGTGACGTTCCAATATCAACACTACACAACCAGCTTTGACTCTGCTCTTAGCGTTGGTAATGTTGTAAATAATACCATTGGTTCTGGTCGCGGTATACTTGGCATTTAATTTTATAATTTTATAAGAGACTTATTATGGCTGATTTTTCATTATTTGGATACTCTATATCTCGTAAAAAGCCCGAACCTAAAGCGGCTCAGAGTTTTGTAGTACCACAAACTGACGATGGAGCTACTAGCGTTAATGCCAGTGGCTTCTTCGGCACGTACCTTGACATTGATCAAAGTGCTAAAAGCGAAAACGATCTAATCAATCGTTACAGAGACATAGCAATGTATCCAGACTGCGATAGTGCAGTCGAAGATATTATAAACCAGGCAGTAGCTGCTGAGGATGACGAAGCAGTAGTAAAAATTAATTTAGAAAAGACCGAACTCAGTAGCAATATTAAAAAGGCCATTGAGGAAGAGTTTAATAGTGTATTAAAATTACTGGACTTTAATAGTAAAAGTCATGACATCTTTAAACGCTGGTACATAGACGGCAGAGTTTATTACCATAAAATCGTTGATGTCAGCAAGCCCAAACAGGGCATAGTAGAATTACGCTACATAGATCCACGCAAGATTAAAAAGGTTCGCAAGGTCAACAAGAAAAAAGATCCTGCAACCGGTGTAGAATTCATAGCTAACATAGAAGAGTTTTTTGTGTATAACGAAAAAGCTCTCATAGCGCAGGTGCCAAATACTGCCAGTGCTACTCAGGGCATTAGAATTGCTCCAGACAGCATAGCTCTTTGCACCAGTGGATTAATTGACCTAGACAAAAACATGGTATTGGGTCATTTACACAAGGCCATAAAAGTTGTTAATCAGCTCAGAATGGTCGAAGACGCGCTGGTCATTTATAGAATGACTCGTGCACCAGAACGCCGTATATTCTATATTGATGTGGGTAACTTACCCAAGGCCAAGGCCGAGCAATATGTTAAAAGCATAATGAATCAGTATAGAAATAAAATTGCCTATGACGCATCAACAGGCGAAATTCGCGATGAAAAGAAAACGCTGAGCATGCTCGAAGACTTTTGGATGCCGCGTCGTGAAGGTGGCAAGGGTACAGAGATCACCACTCTAGAAGGTGGAGCCAATCTAGGCCAGATCGAAGACGTAAACTACTTTCAAAACAAGTTATATCAGTGCTTGAATGTTCCAGCCAGCCGCATGAAAAGCGACAATGGCATGAATTTTGGACGTCAGGCTGAAATAACCAGAGACGAATTAAAATTTAGTAAGTTTGTTAGCCGACTCAGAATGAAGTTTGGCGAACTCTTTGATGATCTATTACGTACACAGTTATTGCTCAAGGGCGTAATGTCAGAGCAGGACTGGGACAGCATCAAAGAAGAAATCTACTATGACTTTACACAAGACGCCTACATAGCCGAGTCTAAACAGGCCGAGATCATGAGAAATAGAATTGACTTGTTGAATGCCATAAACCCTTATGTAGGAACGTACTTTAGTCGTGAGTTTGTATACAATGACGTACTACACATGACCGAAGAAGAAATTGACAAGTTAAAAACAGATTTAGAAAATGATACAGAATTACAGCAACAGTTGCAGGCCCAGTCTCAGTCAGGACCAGGTGCTCAGCAGGCAGCTGCAGTAACTCGTAGTATCAGCGGTGCAACACCTCAACCCTATAATGCGGACAATCCCATGGTTGAAGATGCCGAGATAAATAAAATTACGTTATTAAAAACTGGAGCAATTAAATGAGTGAATTAATTAAATCAATGTTAGATAACATTATCAACGATAATCAGGCTGACGCACAAGAAAACTTTAACGATGCAGTAGCTTTAAAAATTACTGATGCACTAGATGCTCGTAAAGTAGACATGGCACAGCAAATGGGAGCCGACCATGGCGAAGTTCAAGCAGATTAGAGAAGCTGCAAAATACAATCCCTATGCCATAGGCATGGCTGCAGCTAAAAAGGCAGCTGGCATGGGCAAAGGTCCAGCAACAGATTTACCCAAAAGTATCATAACCAAGGGTCATGAGATTGCTAAAAAGATCAAAGCCAATGAAGAGTTTGATGATGTTCTAAATCACCAAGTTGCAGGAGACAAATAATGGCTGTTCAGAAAAGTATTTTAAAAAACACGCGTCAGGAATACGTGGTGCATTTATTTGGATCAACTGCCGCTGACACAACAAGCATTGCACTTACTGAACTTGTTCGGTCAGATGAAACTACCAGCGGTACTTTATTGGTAAACATTTCAAGTTTTATTTATTGCTGCAGTGGTAGTGGTACAATTGCTCTAACACGCGGAGCCAGCAGCATAGCTGTGTTGGCTGGCGGAACTGACACTGTTGATTATTCAGGCCTAGGCATGGGCATAGGTAGCCATACAGCTATTACAGTTGTATTTAATACACCTGGCTGGATCATACTCAATCTACATAAAAAAGATGGTTATGTAGAGCCATTATCTAATAAGGGAGTTTAATAATGAAACTCATTACTGAAACCGTACAGGACATACAGTACATCAAAGAGGCCCGAGAAGAAGGCGGTAAAGCCTATTACATC